AAACTATCTAAAGAAAAAGGAATTCCCGATGAACCAAAATAGTAAACATTGTGATAGTCGCACCGGAGACATGGCTGAATACTACGCTGTAACTTGGTTATGGGATAATGGTTATGAAGTATTTAAAAATTGTGGATGTACAGGTCTTGCTGATTTAGTAGCAAGAGATTCTAAAGGAGATATTATTTTAATAGATGTTAAAACAGCACAGCCTCAATTACATAAAGAGACAGGTAATAATTTAACTAAGTGTACAGGTAGAACTCCTGAACAAGTTGAAGCAGGAGTACAATTGTTAATGTTTAATTCACAGACTCGTAAACTTAAATTTGTAAAACATAGAAAATAATATGAAAAAGAAATCAAAAACTCTTGACACATTAGTCGAAGATATATATAATAAATTGTCGGCTCTTGGAAAAGGAGAACATCTTGACATAGATGAAGAGACTATTGAACAGTTTGGAGAATCTATGAAAGAGATTCTTTACACTTGGTCTCATCCATCTCCAAGAGGTAAACCTTCTTTACGTATGTCTAACATAGGCAAACAGCCTAGACAATTGTGGTATGAGATGAACTCTGAATCTGATTCAACAGAGGTTATATCTCCTCCTACTTTTATTAAGTTCTTATACGGACACTTACTTGAAGAGATAGTTTTATTTCTTGTTAAGTTATCTGGACATGAAGTTACTAATGAACAAAAAGAAATAACTGTATCCGGTATTAAAGGACACATGGATTGTGTTATTGATGGTGAAGTTGTAGATGTAAAAACTGCTTCAGGATTTGCATTTAAAAAATTCAAAGAAGGAACTCTTGCTGAACAAGATTCGTTTGGTTATCTTGCACAACTTGCAGGATACGAAGCAGCAGAGGGTACAAACAAAGGTGGATTCCTTGCTCTTAATAAAGAGTCAGGTGAGTTAGCTATGTTTAGACCTGATGACTTTGATAAACCTAATATCAAAAAGAAAATAACTGATATTAAAAAAGCTGTTAAGTTAAAGACACCACCAGATAAATGTTATAGTCCTATACCTGATGGTAAGTCTGGTAATATGCAACTACCTAAAGGATGTGTATATTGTAGATATAAATTTGAATGTCATAAAGATGCAAACGAAGGAAAAGGTTTAAGAGTATTTAAATATTCTAATGGTTTGAGATACTTAACTCAAACGCCTAAAGTTCCTAATGTTATAGAGGTAACACAAATATGAATGGTAGAAAAGCAAAACGATTAAGACGTAAAGCAGAAGACTTACTTATAAGTTGGATAAGAACTATGGTACCTGAAGGAGAAGATGCTACTAAGATTAATAAGAAAAACTTACATGAGTTTTTACCACAACAAACACATATCTTTGCTAACAATAGATTTATGTTGAGTGCATACAGTCTTAGATGGTTTTATAAAAAGGTAAAACAAAACCCTAATATTACTTTGGAAAACTTGAATGCCTAAAAGAGTACCAAGAAAACCAAGACCTAAAAAGATTAACGTACCAAAAGGATATGATAGTCTTTGGGAATATGACATACATCAAACAGTTCTTAAAGATTGGAAACATCATTGGGATAATATAGAGTATGTTGTTCAACACAAATACGAAGCAGACTTTGTAAAAGTTATAGATGGTAAAACTATTTTACTAGAAGCTAAAGGTAGATTTTGGGACTATGCAGAGTATAGTAAATACATACACATTAGAAAAGTTTTACCTGATAACTATGAGTTAGTTTTTCTTTTTCAAAAACCTTACTCACCTATGCCTGGTGCAAAGATAAGAAAAGATAAAACAAAAAGAACCCATGCTGAATGGGCAGAAACAAATAACTTCACATGGTATAGTGAAGAAACATTACCGGAGGAATGGAAGAGTGAATTATAAATTTAAAGAAGATAAAATACTAAACGAATTGAAAGCTTATATAGGCAATACATATGCTCAACACTATGCTAACGGTAAGTATCAAGCAACAGATATGATAATTGATTCAGGATATGGTGAAGGATTCTGTCTTGGAAACATTATGAAATATGCTATGAGGTTCGGTAAGAAAGATGGTAAGAATAATTTAGACTTGTATAAAATAATTCACTATGCTATAATAGCATTATATGTAAACAATAAGGAACAAGACAATGGTTGAAGATAAAATAGGAACTAAGCCTTACTTAGGAATTGAAATAAACTATGATAAAGAAAAAACATTTGATAAATTTAGTTTAGACACACTCAAAGATAGATATTTTTGGGAAGGAGAAACACATGCACAAGAAGCATTCGCAAGAGCCTCCGTCTTCGGAGCAACTTTCAAAGGCGAGACAGATTTTGAGTTGGCTCAAAGACTTTATAACTACTCTTCCTCTCGTTGGTTCATGTTTAGCACTCCTATTCTTAGTAACGGGGGTACCACTCGTGGGCTTCCTATCAGTTGTTTCCTCAATTATGTTCCTGACAGCAGGGGTGGGCTATCTGCTCATTATGATGAGAACATTTGGTTGGCAAGTTCAGGTGGAGGCATTGGTGGATATTGGGGCGATATTAGGAGCAATGGTATTTCAACTACTCATGGCAGTCGTTCTACTGGTTCTATTCCTTTCATCCATGTAGTTGATTCACAGATGTTAGCCTTTAATCAAGGCACAACTAGACGTGGTTCTTATGCAGCTTACATGGATATATCTCATCCGGAGATTGAAGAGTTCATTAACATGAGAAAAGAATCAGGTGGGGATATTAATAGGAAGAATCTTAATCTTCATAACGGTGTAAACATTACTAATGCTTTTCTTGAAGCTGTACAAAACGATGATGACTGGAGACTGATAGACCCTAAAACTAATGAAGCTGTTAAGACTATTAATGCCAGAGGTTTATGGTGGCAGATAATAAATGCTAGAGCTGAAACAGGTGAGCCTTACATGATTAACATTGATAAGTGTAACGAAGCTTTACCCAAACAACAAAAAGATTTAGGATTAAAGATACGTCAAAGTAATTTGTGTTCAGAGATTACTTTACCAACTGATGAAGAGAGAACAGCAGTATGTTGTTTATCTTCTGTCAACTTAGAATACTTTGATGAATGGTCAAAGGATGATAACTTTATATTAGATTTAATAACCATGCTTGATAATATAATTCAACATTATATTGACAATGCAATAGATACAACACAACTAGGAGAATACAGTGCGAATTTTAAAAGGTTTAAGAAATATGTTAGGAAAGGTAAAGAAGGCTTTACGAAGTCTGCCTATTCAGCCTATAGAGAAAGGAGTCTCGGACTTGGTGCTATGGGTTTCCACGCTTATCTTCAACGTAGGAACATTCCTTTCGAAGGCATTTTCGCATCTGGGTTTAACTTTAAGGCATTTACTTACATTAAAGGAAAAGCAACGGAAGCAACTAAAGAGTTGGCTAGTGAAAGGGGTGAAGCTCCTGACATCCACGGTAGTGGTAAGCGGAATGCTAATCTCCTTGCTATTGCTCCTAATGCTAGTAGTGGTATCATTTGTAGTGGGACTTCTCCTAGCATTGAGCCTTATCGTGCTAACTGCTATACTCACAAAACTTTATCCGGAAGCTATCAAGTAAAAAATAAATATCTTGAAAAGCTTTTAAAATCTAAAGGACTTAAAGCTGATGAGTTGAATGCACTATGGAAAGATATATCAGGTAGTGATGGTTCAGTCCAACACTTAGATATACTTACTGATGATGAGAAAGAAATATTTAAAACAGCTAATGAGATAAATCAAATATGGATTGTTGAACATGCTGCAAAACGACAGGAGTTTGTGTGTCAAGCACAGTCTGTTAATTTGTTCTTTACTTTACCAAAAGCAACAGAACCTCAAGAAGTACATGATGAATACATGCAGTACGTAAATGATGTTCATTGGTATGGTATGAACAAACTTAAATCGCTTTACTATTTCCGTTCTAATGCTGCTCGTACAGTAGAGAATGTAAATGTTAAAGTACCTAGAATTAACTTAGAAGATACAGAATGTATCGCATGTGAGGGATAATTATGAGCTTATTAAATACGAGAGATTACTACAAACCGTTTGAATATCCATGGATGTTTGACTATTATGTATTACAGAATCAAATGCATTGGATGCCTGAATCTGTACCACTACACACAGACGTTAAAGACTGGCAAGAACTTACACCAGTTGAAAAGAATTTACTTACACAAATATTTAGATTGTTTACTCAGTCAGATGTAGATGTAGGTGCAGGATATATAGATAAGTATATGCCTATCTTTAAAAAACCTGAAGCAAGAATGATGATGGGTTCTTTTGCAAACATGGAATCAATTCACCAACATGCTTATAGTTTGTTACTTGATACAGTCGGTATGCCTGAGATAGAGTACAAAGCTTTTGCAGAGTATGAAGAGATGTCAGACAAGCATGATTATGTTGGTAATTTTAAACCTACTAAAGCTAAGAAAGAAAGCATTGCTAAAACTTTAGCAGTCTACTCAGCTTTTACAGAAGGACTACAGTTGTTCAGTAGCTTTGCTATTCTACTTAACTTTCCAAGGTTCGGTAAGATGAAAGGTATGGGACAGATAGTTACCTATTCTATTCGTGATGAGTCTATGCACGTTGAAGCAATGACAAAGTTATTTAGAGAGTTTATAAAAGAGAACATAGAAATATGGACAGATGATTTCAAAAAAGAACTATATGAGATATGTAGACATATGGTTACACTTGAAGATAAGTTTTTAGATTTAGTATTTGATATGGGAGATATTCAAGGACTAACTAAAAAAGATATGTATGCTTACAATAGATACATAGCTGATAGAAGGTTACTTCAGTTAGGATTAAAAACTAACTACGACCAAAGAGAAAATCCTCTTGGTTGGATTGATGAAGTTACCGGAGTAGAACACCAGAACTTTTTTGAAGGTAGGGCTACTACCTATATGAAGGCAGGGCTAAGAGGTAGACAAGATAATATTAAATTTACAAACTTAGAGGAGTCAAATGATTAATAAATCAGAAGCTAATTTAGTAAGCTTTAAAATACTTTTAACAAGAGATAATAAAATAGTAACAGAGTTTAGCATGTTGCCGGAAGATATGGTTGATGAGGTTTTTCCTCCTGATGATAGACCTCTTATGAAAACTATTATCAGAAACGGTAGAGCTAAATTAGAAAACTTACACGATTACTTTCAAAGAGAACTTAATGCTCTTGAATAGTATAAATAATTATCTCGTCTTTTTTACCTTTTACTTTTATAGGGTCTAAATATCTTGTGGGTATATCAGAGTTCATAGCTGTGGTATACCCTATTACTATATCTTCTCCAACTTCTTTGGTAGAACTCTCTAACCTTGCAGCTAAATTAACTGCATCACCTATTGCTGAGTAATCAAATCGTGTATCACTTCCCATATTACCTACGACTGCTTCTCCTGTATTTATTCCTATACCTATCTCTATTCCTAAATCGGCTTCTGCCATATCTTGTTTTATTTTCTGGGCTGCTAGGATGGCTTTGGTCTCATGTTCAGGAACATCTATTGGTGCATTAAAGATAGCCATCATTGCATCACCAATATATTTATCCACCATACCGTCATACTTTTTAACTGCATCAGCTTGTATCGTTAATGCTTTATTCATAATCTCTGTAACTTGTTCAGGTTCTAATTGTTCTGATAAACTTGTAAAGCCTCTAACGTCTGTAAATAAAAACGTACATCTTCTTCGTTCTCCGCCTAACTTCAGAAGCTCTGGATTATCTTGTAGTTGTTTGACTTGTCTTGGGTCAAGGTAATGTTCAAATTGTTTCTTGATTTGTTGTCTAAGTTTGTATTGAGTTCTAAAGTTTAAATAGAATTGTAACGTAGCAATAAGTGTCATACTTATCAAAGTCCAAGTCACATCTATGAGTATGTTACTTTGTATGACACTATATCCAACATAAGCTGTAGAAGACATTAAAATTAAAACTGATAAGATACCACCTGTTATACCTAATCGTGCTATTAGAAGAGCTGTGAGGAAGCCACAGACTACTAATAATAATAGTTCTACTACTAACCTATAATCAGGTATGTAAGGTGTGTCCATCAACATACTTTCTGATAGAGCTGCTTGAATTTTATGTGGTTCTAATAATCCAACTGGTGTTGCAACTTGTGGTGATATTCCTTTTGCTGTAAAACCTATGAATACAAACTTATCTTTTACATTCATTTCTTGTAAGTTTGTTTGTGGTGTATCTACCCAACTAATCCACTTACGTCCTAAACTATCTGTGGCAATGGGTGGAATACCTCTCACTCTAATTTGTTCTATTCCATTCAGATTTGTTACAATCTGATAAGTACGACCACCTCCTAGTATTTTTAAAACTTCCGTTCCAAAAGAAGCAACCCACCCATTATCTGTTTGTTGTAGTAAAGGTATACGCCTTACTAAATTATCTACATCTACTGGTGCAGAGATAGCACCTTGACTAGCTGACTGTTTTAAAACATCTATGTTCTCTAAAAATCCTTGAGCTTTTGGTAAGGATACTATTGGTCCTTTGATAACTGTACCGTGTGTAGCAGGATAACTATTGTTGTTTATTTCTGGCATAGCGATAACACTTGCAGAGCTTTGTAAGGCTTTAGCAAACTCATCATCTCCACCCATTCTATCTTCGTGTGGAAATAACATAACCCAACCTACGCCATATGCACCAGCTTCTAAAATCTTATTGTGAATCTTTGCTAAGTCTTGACGAGGTAAAGGATATCCTCCCATCTCATCTAGGTCTTGTTCAGTAATGTTAAGGATTGTAAAGTGTCCGGTAGGATTTTGTTCAGGTACTAGAGCATCAAAAGTTTTGAGTCTTAGTACTTCAAGTGGGACACTATTGAATAGTAATGGTAAGGTTAGTAAAGCTAATAGCAAGGATGACCACTTCATATTAATTATCCTGTGTAATTTTTATAGTAGAGTCTCCTCCACCATTAACAACTATCTGTGTACTCTTACCGTTTTGAATTAAGATAACAGTATAAGCATTCTGTTTATCTAAATCTAACCTAACTGTATCTTCTAAAGTTTTATAAAACGTAATAAGGTTATCAGTTAGAAAAGTATTTATCTGAGTGTCAGCATCATACCCGACTTCTGTCCCTTTTAAATCTATATCAGTTTTTAAAAGTGTTTCAGTCTGGTCTAACTCATTGACATCTTCTATAATGTCTAACAAGTCTTCAAGAAAATTTACATCAAGATAATTAATGTCTAGCTCTGTAAACTCTAATTCATCTTCTGCAAGATAGTCTACTTCTAAATCATCAAACTCAAGGAAATCAACATCAAGAATGCTAGTGCTGCTCCCTCCATCTTCTCCTTGTTCATTCTCTTGTTTTTCCTTTGGTGTATTTACTATTAACATGTTATCAATTAACTCAAGAGTCAAGTCAAGGATAACGGGTTTGGTTGGTTCAGTCTCATACATTGAAACTGTTGTAGCTTGGTAAGGCTTGTTAAGTGTTACCTGTCCCATAGCTGTTGCGACAACAATCTCTCCACTTGGAAGACCGTCATCGTCTGGTAATAATATAACTAAACTTCTACCTATCTCATCTACAGTAACTGTAAAATCTGTACCACGAATACCTATCGTAGCACTAGGAGTTTGTATTAGTATATTTTCTTTATCTATTGTAGCTAACTTACCAGTGATAAACCTTGCAGTACCACTGGCAAATTGTAAAGCCATCTTAGATTTAGATGGGTCTGGGTCGTATATAAACTCATCTATTATTAATTCAGAATGTTCAGTAAGTCTAACTTGACTGTCATCTAAAAAAGTAATGCCCAATCTCCCATTAGAAGTTTGGACATTATCGTAACTTTCTATGTTAAAATCTAATGAAGCTTCATATGCAGAATCTCTTACGATTCTACCAGCTCCATTAAGTTCTGTTATGTTTCCAATATTAGCAGCTTGTGCTTGTGCCACCATCATTTTGAGTAACACAAATAGTACCACCGTTACCCGTAGAATTGATTTGTAGCCAATCAGAAACCAATGTCGAAGATTGGATAATGTTAAATGTTCTGCTATTACCTGTTTGGTCAAGATAAAAGTACCCACCTGCATATCCACTCCCTGTAAAGTTTACTGTATTACTATCTCCATCTACATCTACGTAGTTAGTAGCACCATCATAGTTAATATCAAAATCAAATGTGTTACTGTCACCATTGATTATCCAATCTAAATCAAGCGTACCTGCAAGTGCAGTTGTACCAACGTCTAATGTAAAGTTATTAGAACTTCCAGTAACATCAACATTAAAATCAGAACCATCTATTCCGTATGTGTTTGTTGGGTCTCCTTGTATTGTGAAGTTATTATTATCTCCATCAAACTCAAAAAAACCTGTGATGTTATCACCAAGAATATCACCTAAGAACTTATTGGTACCACCGATTTGATTTATATCTAATGTAAGATTTAAACCATCTAAGTCTAGTGCTGTTAAAGTACCAGCAACAGAATTTAGTCCACCAATAATATTAGAGTTTCCAAGTTGTTCTAAATCAATATTTGCTGTAGCACCTGATTGGTCAACATATATTTCATTATCAGCCCCGTATAGTAGCGATGCACTCGTCATCACAGTTAGGCTCATCAATTTTAATGTTTTCATATTCCCAATACCCTCTCTGTATTCCTGTATATATTATATTTAATACTCCAGTCTCTATTGCTTTTTGCAAAGCTATAGAAACACTTTCGTTCTCAGCAACTCCTCCTTCTATTTCTACCAGTTCAGTACCAGCTTCTATAAAACGAAACACATCCTGAGAAATACTTGTGGATATAATGCTTTTAGAAACTAAAGTTTCCATCAACACTTCTCCAGTTGATACAGAAACTAATCGTAATGATATAGTAACTGTATCTTCTCTGTACTGTTTACTATTACCTATACCTAGATACCTAGCACCAGCACCTCCAGATTTGAGGTTAGCCTCATAGCTAACAACTCCTCCCTGAACCAATAACCCTGCAAATAGCAGTGGTTGCATTTTGTTATCTTCTTTAAATTCTTTACGAGTATTTCTTATTAATTGTCTTTCTTTTGTTAGGTCATCTAAACCTACACGTTCTACTACTCTAAAAAATTTACCACCTGCTGCATGTTGAAAAGCTCTAATTAA